ACCCCAGGCATGGGATTCGCACAGGTATTCCAATGGCATATTCACAATCGTTAAACAGGTTGATGCCGCCATGTAGCATCCCCGCCAGTTTTGTCGTTCGTAATGGAAATGCGCCAACTCGTACCAAGGTTCACGCCGATCTGAAGCTTCTAGTACCGCCATCTTGAGCCAATGTTCCATGTTGTCAGGATCGCATTTGGCCATCATTCGGTAGGCGGCTGACCGTTCGGGTTGCCATGTAGCTGACGGTAACGCTAGATATCTTTGGAACTCTAGTAAGGCTTCACCGTTACGTGCTTTGTAAAATAGTTCTCGAGCGTAATAGAAAGCTATTCGGTCATCGGTGGGGTGTTCTTGTGCGGCTTCTGCTAACAACTCGTAGTATTGCCCTCTGCTTTTAGAGTTGTCGGGATGGTGGTGGATTTCTAGATCGCACCATCCTTGCTTTTCCACGATGGATGGGATGAGGGTTTCGTGGACTTTATGTTTCCATCGGTATCCGAATCGGGTATGGATTTTGTCGCCACCGTACTGTAGGTCAGGTTGCCCGTTAGGTTTCCATGACCAGGTGTATTTGTAGCGGGGGCGGGTGATTTGCTGGTCGTGCATCTGTTCAAGCTGGTCACGCCAACCTGGTAGCAGGATCTCATCCATGTCTAGGGCGATGCAGTAGTCAATGTCGGCTGGTAGTAGGGCTAGTGCTGCGTTGCGGGCATCATCAAATCGCCAGGGACTAATGATGATTTCGGCTGTGTCTACACCGTTTTCGTAGGCTTTAGCCAGGGTGTTGTCGGTTGAGCCTGTGTCTACGATTAGCCGGTAGTCGGCTTCAGCGCAGGAGTCTGCCCAGCGGTCAACGAATTGTTCTTCGTTTTTGGCGATTGTGTAAATTGCAACCTTCATGGCGGGTCATTACGAGGTTTCGTAGAACGCTACGATTTCAATCGAGTCGGTGGAAACCCAAGTGTACGGGGCTGTGGCTGTGATTTGGGTACGAATAATGTTTGCACCTGAAACAGACCAGTAGCCAACTCGCATAGTTGTGCTGTTAAAGAAGTCAATCGCACCTTTGTAGGTAGAACCGTTTGCGTCTACAAGTTTGGCAAAACCATCAACCCAACTTGTAGCAAAGTGTGTGGTTGGGGTGGTGAATCGTGGGTTGGTGCCAACTGATGATGTGGAGCCAAGGGTAATGCGCCCACGCAACACGACAAGTTTCCCTATTTGCATATAGTAAAACTCTTGTGTGGCGTTACCTGCCGTAAGGTTTGTCCATGTTGGCGTGTATGAAGTCCATGCTGTTTCAGCAATTTTGGAATATGCGATGGAGCCAGCAAGCATAACGTTTGTGACAACGCTTGAACCTATGGTGTGAACATGGTCTGCTCGTGCTGCTGTTGTGCCAACGCCAATAGCAGCAGTACCAGCAACATCAGCAGGTGTTGAACTTGAAAGGCTTACCGCTGGCCCAGTGGGACCCGTAGCACCTGTAGCACCAGTGGGTCCCGTGGGTCCCGTAACTGTGCTGGCTGCACCTGTGGCACCCGTAGGACCTGTCGGCCCTGTCGCACCAGTAGCACCCGTAGCACCAGTAGGACCAAGTTGCGTATACATCACCTGAGTAGCAGTCAAAATAATTGACGGGATCGCAGGCGCAGGAGAAGACGCAGGAAGATACTGCAACGAAACATCCGTGCTAGTTGCTTGCCAAGCCAACTCCAGGTAATCATTAGCAGCAAGTTTTAGAACATAGTTAACTGTGCCGATAGCACGACCATGAGTACCACCATGCGACTCCACAACGCTCCAAGTGCTGTCCGTGTCGTCAACATTGGAACCGTTCTTCTTCAACCAAATGTTTGCATCTTTAATCTGCACATTGGAGTTCTCCCATTGAGCCGAATAGGTAACGCTGTAAACACCAGCGTAAGCAAAAGTGATACGACTGTTAGAAACAATAGAAACACCCGAAGAATCAGGGTCAGTGTTGTTGTAAGTAATCAGATACTCAGTGTTGGCGGCAGCAGCAGTTTGATCTTGAGTAGACCAAAACGAACCCCAGTAACCTAAAGTACCGCCGGCTCCTGTAGAACCAGTTGGGCCAGTAGCTCCTGTTGGTCCTGTCGCACCTGTAGCACCAGTCGGTCCAGTGACAGTTGAAGCCGCGCCCGTGGCACCAGTTGGTCCTGTTGGACCTGTCGCACCTGTCGCGCCTGTCGTTCCAGTTGCGCCTGTCGGACCAGTAGGTCCAGTAACAGTTGATGCTGCTCCCGTGGCACCTGTGGGTCCAGTTGGGCCAGTTGCACCAGTCGAGCCAGTCGGACCCGTAGGGCCTTGTGAACCTGTCGTTCCAGTTGCACCAGTAGGTCCAGTTGATCCGACAGCACCCGTGCTTCCTGTGGCTCCGGTGGGGCCTGTTGGACCACTGCCACCTGTAGCTCCTGTAGGGCCAGTAGCGCCAACGCTTCCTGTAGCACCTGTTGGTCCTGTATCACCAGTTATACCTTGTGGTCCTGTAGCACCAGTTGGACCCGTTGCGCCAACCGAACCAGTAGGGCCTGTAGCACCAGTAGTGCCAGTAGGACCTGTGCTGCCAGTAGGACCAGTAGCCCCCTGGCTCCCAGTTGGTCCTGTGGGGCCAGCAGCACCCGTTGGCCCTTGCGGTCCCTGTGGACCTGTTTGATCTGTTGAAACAATCGTAACGAACGTACCCGTGTTTGAATCATGACACGCAATTTCGCTAACCCTCGATATGACATAAGTTTGATCTGTCTTAGTGACTTCAACAGAGGCGGTGGTGGTTGTAACGGTGACATCTGTTGAGGCCATTACAGCCTCGTTACATCAGCAAGTACCGTGACAGTTCCGGAAAGGATCGTGGAGATTGTGCCGGATGCGTTTTCTTGCAAGTCCCATTGGTAGTAGCCAGGTGTTAGCACAGCTGAATCCGTTGCAGAAAGTACAGCTTTCAAGATGCCGCTTGCTGGCGTGACAAGGGTGCAGGTGAGTGTTGCAGCAATCGTGTTTGAGTCTGCGTTGGATCGAATCTGAGATGCGTAAGTGCGACCCGTGATATCTACGGGTGTTGTGCCATCGGTGGTGATTGTGACATTCACTGTCTCTGTGTCACCACGGGTGATGGTCAAGTTTTGGGTCGCAGGTACAGCCATTTACTTTTTCTTTTTCCTTGGCTTCACAGGCATGATTGTGTACCGCTTTTCACCTGGGGCCACGGGCTTTTTCTTAACTGGGCCGCTTGGTCCACCAGGGAACATTCGCCCAGGTGAACTAGGCTTTGGCATTGGTCCACCCGTAACAGGCTTCGGCTTCTTCGGCATTGGTTGTTTCTTAATGGGTGCCATTACTTCATCTTCTTTCGCTTAGCGGCAACCTTCTTCTTGGCTGCCTTTTTGCCGTACTCCATCATGCGCTCTTTTGCGCCTTCCATCTTCTCATGGCGCATCATGGCTTTCTTGCTACCTTTGCCGTGCATTATTTCATCTTCTTCTTGGCAGCCATCTTTTTGGCCATCATTACTTTCTTTTGCATAGCTTCGTTCCTGCCGGCAGCCATCTTCTTGACCATTCCCGCTTTTTTCGCCACAGACGCAGCCTTCATACCGGCCTTGGTGTACGGAAACTCTTTTTTACCTACCTTGGGCATAACAACTCCTGTTCGTTTGTGCTACCACTTTACCTTGTCAGCCCAGTACGCAGCCGACATTCGACCCTTATTTATGTTAGAAGCATGACGAGCTTTGAAAGACTCACGGCGTTTCCGATATGAAGCCGACTCGCCAGCTTTCTTTGGGGAACCCGACACGCCCTGCTGACCGAAACGGATCGTCTTCACCTGATCGCCCTCTTTAGCGACAACAACATGAGATTTCTTAGGGTGATTAGGGGTGCGCTTAGGTTTGTTGAAACCTGACACACCAGCCCGCGCCAACCGTGGATCTTTCTTATTCACCTGAACCCCGCAGTCTTTTTAGCAATCTTCTTAGGTTGCGCCACAAACTGTTTGCCTTTACGGGTGCCTTCCCTTTTGGCTTTAGAAGTAGCCGCATACTCTTTAGACGACAAAGCCTCTCGAGCTTTCCTAGGCAGATACCGTTCGCCCGTAGCTTTAGAACCTTGGGTGCTGGGCTTGCCTGATTTGGTTCCCCAGTCCTCTTTGGTCCATTTAGACAACGATTTTTGACCAGCTGTTTTAGCACCCGAATAACCACCGCCAGCTTTCTCGTAGGCTTGAGCAAGAAGTTGGGCTTTACGGGCAGACCATTGCCCAGGCTTGCCACCTTTAGAACCGCCCATGATTTGATTCTTTAGACGCTCTCGAAGTTGGGGCTTTGTGTAAGCCATTAGTCCTCTTTCAACATTCCTGACTCACGCAGAATATCACGCACATTTGGGGAAACTTGGGCTGATTCCCCTTTGCGTAGGTCAATGTGATGCCGGCCAATGTCGGCTTGCACACGGCGGTTTGCTGTAATCCAAACAGTCGGTTCATCCGCAGACAACCACTTTGGATTATCCAACACTCCACCAGTACCAGCAACATCGCACAAGGTTTTAGCGGATTTCGCCCACGTCATTTTGGCGGCTTCGGTAGCTGACCATTTGGATCGCTCACGCATCTCAATCTTTTCATCCATCGCCCAAACCATTGCGCGTGAAAGTTCAGGGACATCCACCTCATGCCAGTTGCCTTTATTCCAAACCGCAGGATGGTTAGCGGGGGTTGGGCTTGACGGGATTCGTATGCTTGCCAAGTCAATAAAATCTGAATGACCGGTGTTGTCGGCCATAATTGTCGGGATGCCCATTGCTATTGCCTGTAATGGCATTAAACCAAACCCTTCGCCACGGGTGGCTGCAACGAAACAATCTGCGGTGGCATACAGGTCATACTCCTCTGCTACCGTCAGCCAAGAATCCACAACCTTGATGTTCGGGCTAGAAATAGCTGGTGCTTCCCCTTTAACAGTTGGCGGGATCTTCAACACTAACTCTGCACCTACAACATCTAGTGCTTCAAATGCTTTGACCACAAGATCTAGTCCTTTGCGTTGCCACGATGAGCCACCAGCCACAAACCGAAACTTCTTATTCTTAGGGGCGGGACATGGTTTCCAAATCTTCGGGTCAATACCCAATGGCACCAGTCCTACATTGTTGTGATATTGACTGAACAACTCAACATTGTGAAGACAAGGAACAATCACTTGGTCAAACTGTGCAAGCCGATCCGCAAACCGATCCGGCAATTCAGTCGTTTCCCACATCGTAAACACGACACGCTTCTGCCCCTCGTACCAGCCTTTAACCATGTCAGGCTGCACACAAGATACCCGCACCTCAGATAGCGGATCATTTGTCACGGTTTTCGGTAAATGTCGTTCAAGAGATTTGAACATATTGCCGTAACCAAAATGTGAGGCATCAACCCCTTCAAGGCAAATGGTTTTCAGACCAGGCCTGTTTCCACCTGCCATGATTCTTTCGCTTTCTTTTCAATCTCAGCGCATCCGTCAATGCGTTTAGGTTGCAACCCATCAGCCCGTAAACGCTTGTAGGCGGGCATATCCTTATGCCAACGGGATTCGGTTGCGTTAATCTCAGAAGCCCGCTTACCGCCCGTTGTAGTCGGGTTGGGGCCAGTTTTGACATGGGCAACCTTGCATCCGAAACAGCCTTCAACATCAAGGTTGGGGTGGGTGCGTTGATGCAGTATCACGTTATGAAATCCTCATACCCAGCAGCGATCAGCTCAGCCTGTTCCGTTGTCGTGATCTCAGTCGTATGGCCACCATAAAACACTTTGGAAATATCTTCGGTATTTGGTGGTTGATTTTCGGTATATTCCCCATTGGCTAACCGATACACGTTCACACCTCGAGCTGTAGCAGGTAGCTGTGAAAACAGATTGTCACCAATGTCGTCACCAAAATAAAACACTTCATCGTTTGTTGGTGGTGTAAAGAACGGCATGACCTCAGAATAACACAAATCCCCTGGATCGTTTGACCCAGGGGACTGTGTTGCTGTGACCCGCCTTAAGCGGTACTCACACTGTAGCCGAAACTACGAAGCGTTTGTACCGATAGACGAAGCCGACTCGATGCGGCGAAGTGATGCCTCGCGGAAGCGACCATAGCCACCCAGCCAGTACCAGCCGATTGGCTGGAGACGCTGCAAGTAGTCGGTCACGGTGCCGCGAACAATCTTCGGGTTTGCGCCGTTTCCATCGGTGGTGCTGTACGCCTTGGCGAGAGCCTGACGGCCCATAACCAAGGTTGCGTACACGTCAATGTTGCCGGCAGAACCGGAGTTGTCTGACGCATTTGCAAACAGCGGAGCGCGTGGGGTTTCAATGAAACGCACCGATTCCCACTGTCCGATTTCGCCGTTGTAGATGTTGGCGGGATCGCTGTACACGTGTGGGTCACGCCAGTTCGTTGCACCGTTGGCACCACGGAAGTCGTAGGACACGTCAGGGTGAATGTAACCCATGTACGCGCCATTGAACGTGGCGACATTGGCCTTGCGGAGCTGTGCGACAACCTTGCGAACATCGTCACCAGCGAGCGTGTCATCGGTGTTGATGGTCGTGCGGCTTGACGGGTCGGTTGCGCCACCGGTTGCATAGACCACATTGGATCCTGCTGCAAGAACGGCTGAAACAACCTGGTCAATTGAGTCGCCAGCGTTGTAGCCCACGATGTTTGCTGCCGAAGCATTGACATCAAGGAACGCGGTTCCACGAAGCTTTGCGGTTGTAACAACAGCGTTACCGTACTCGTTGAGGGTAACGGTTACCTGGCTGTCGCTGAGGGCAGTTGGGGTAACGTCAGTTACTTCGTTGAGTGTGCTGGTCGCTGCTGCGATGTCTGCAAAGATGGTGAATGTGACACCCGTACCAGGCATTGCCTGTTGGGTTGGCTGCACATCGGCAGCCTGGTCGAACAAGAGTTCTGAGCGCAATGCGAAGTACGCAAGGCGGTCAAAGGCTACCTGGTCAACCGAAAGGGAGGAGGTTGTGGTTTCTCCGGCCATTTGATTTCTCCTTAGATAGAGGGTTTACGAAAGTGTTGCTCGCGCCCGATCCAGGATCTCCATGACTTCTTTCTCAGAGGAAGCGTTCGCAATGCGAGCCGCCCAGTCCACCGGTTCATCTTCAAGGTTGGTGCCGTTAGACACCTGATTGCTTCGCTTCCAAGCGTTAGCTTCTTCCTGCAACGGATTGACCTTCACCCCTGCTACAAGTCCCGCCTCACTAGCGGCTTCCTTGATTGCTTCAGGTGTCAACTCTCCGTCATAGCCTTTGATGAAATACTTGGCCATTGGGGTTTCCATTGGGATTCCCGCTTTGGCGAAAGCAAGTTCACGTTTGGCTTGCGCGGCTTCTGCCTTTTCTTTACGAAGCTCTACAACCTCTTTTTCCAGGTCCCGAAGGTGTTTCCGGAGAGGATTCTTTTCAGCTGTTTGCTGATCCGTTTCCTCGTAATCGAAGTCTTGATCTTCCTGCATATGGCACTCTCCTTTTTGCCCACACCACGCTCAGAGGAAGCGTGATGGCTGCGTTTTGTTGACACCCCATGTAACGCTGTGAGTTGAGGGGGTTCCCTCACAGGTTCCTTCCTTTCGGAATCGTTAATAACTATACACAACTTTGCATAACTACAAATGGTATTCGTTATTGAAGTCCGACTACGCTCCCGCCTTGACCTGCGAACCCACCGCCACCGGCGAACTCTGCGGTGCGCCGTGCTTGGCGTTGACGGATGCGTTGTGCTGCTGCTCCGCTGGTTCCGAAGACTCCACCGATTTGTTCTTCACGGGTGATTTGATCTTCGCCTGGTGCGCCACGGAATAGTTCTTGCAAGTTTTGGATCGCCTCAAAACCGCCTTGTGCTTGCTGCTCAAGTCCAGCTTGGGCTAGGGCTTCGGCTTCTTGTGCGGTGAGGGCGATGTCGGCTTGTTGACGAGCCTGGTAGCCGATGAACGCTGCTGATGCTTTTTGAGATACGGCATCCATTGTGCGTTGTTCGTCTAGGAAGAAGGCTGCGATTTCGCCGTTGTTTAGACCGTAAAGGTTTTTGAGTTCTTCTACAACACCTGGTTCAGCGTTCATTACTCGGCGGTAACCTTGCTGGATTCGGGTGTCAAGTTCGTTAATGTTGATGTCTCGACCAATGAAGTTGGCTAGATCCTGTTGGCTGTCGTAGAAACCTACAGGCATACCGTTCCTTCGGAGTGTGTCTCGGTAATTGCGTTCATAGTCAACATACTGATTAGGTGACAGTTCAGGGAGTCCACGCCGGCGGCGTTCATCGTTGCCTGAAAACCGCTGCTTGTAGACAGGGTTATCTCGTAGGTAGGAGATGAAAACATCTTGGTTGACAAGAACGCTAGGGCCTTGCTGTTGAACTATTTGGTCAGCGTCAGCGAATAATCCTTCTAGTCCGAAGTATCGCAGGACAGCAAGCAGTTCTTGGTTGGCATAGGTTGTTGTTGTTTCAGCCATTATTGGTACATCCCAAATGATCGAGCCAACGTGAACGCGGCTTCCCGATAGGTGTTACGGGCGTTTTCGGTTTGTTGCCAATCAGGGGTTGACCGAATGTATTGCGCCCATTCTTGCATATTCATTTGACGGGGCTTCTTGGTTGCATCATCAACAAAGTTGAAAGCTGGTGCAAACTTTTCGTCAGAAAAATTGACTTCATCAGGTGTGATTTCTAGCAGGTTTGCCGCAATGTTGCGGTAAGACTCGGTTGCGCCACGGACTGTTTCGCCACGGTCAATGTTTTCGGTTAGACCGGAGTATTGCAGTTTGGCACGGGATTTCATCAGGTTGGTGAAGTCCTGTTCAGTCTTCTTACCCGAAAGGATTTGGCGGGTGAATTGGTTGAACTCTTGATCCGTTACGTCAATCATGTAGTCGTTGGCGATGTTGCGAATGTTTTGTAGAGCTGTGGCGTTGCTTAGTTCTTGTGAGCCGCCAGCCATTCCACCGGCTAGCCGGTCTTCTTTGATGGCTTCAGCACCGATGTGGTTGGCAACCTGGGTTTGTGTCCAGCCATATTTAACGCCATCGTTAGCAAGCTTGGTGATTGTGGCTTCGTCAAGACTTAAACCTAGTGTGCTTGCTTGGTTGCGTATTTCAGGTTTTAGTTTGTTGACCTGTTCTTGCAGGGCCGCTGGGTCGGTGGCTTGTAGACCCATGTAACTTCTAACGGATGCTGACGTGTTCTTCCACCATGAGGTGTTTCTGAGTTCGGCAGCGAAACGGTTGGGGGTGTAGCCCTGGGTTACGGCACGATCCATCAAGGCTTTGATTGACGGGTCGGTGTCGTAGAGCTGTGCAACCCATCCGAAACGGGTGTTAGCCGTGTCTAGCCATGCGGTACGGGCAAGGGATTTGAGATACCTTTGTGCTTCGGCAGACAGAACTATTGGTGCTGGTGCGGGTGCTGGTGCAGATCCACCGCCACCGCCGCCACCGCCACCCATCCCTGTTGTAGTTGTGCCTGTTGTGGTTGTGCCTGTTGTGGTTGTGCCTGTTGCTTGTCCTGCTATTAGTGCTTCGTAGTCAATAGCACCACCGATACCGGCTTGTGCCAACTGTGTGGCGTTAGCAGTAGAGGGTGCTGCTATTGGTGCGCCTGGAGTCGTAGGTGTTGTTGTTTTCTGACCACCGGACATTGCCTGTAAATAGCGGATTGCTTCAGCAGAAAGTTGACCCTGCCCAGCAGACAAGGTAGGTGCGGGTGTAGCAGGTCGCTGACCACGAGCAAGGGCTTCATAGTCGATGTTGCCACCAATGCCAGCCTGAGCTAATTGCTGTTGGTTGACAGTCGTGGGTGCCGAAACTGGACCTGGTTGTGATTCAGGGCTGACAGGGCGAGGGCTTGTAAAGTCCCCTGCAATAGCCATCTGAAAATACTCTTTAGAATCTTGAAGTACAGCAAACTTTTGCTCAAGAACAGCTCGAGCCTGATCCACCGCTGCGGCTTGTTCAGGGGTTTGAATCCATGTGTCCTGCCGTACTTTACGGAACTGACCTTGTACCCATTCCATTTTCCAATACCCTTGGTTTTGGGCGGTGACTAGATCGGCAAACGCTTGGTCATATTCTTCTTGTGCGGTTCGTTGTTCAGCAATACGAGTTTTAACAATGCCTTCAACCATTGAGTTTTTGAAGGTTGGCTCGCTAGCGACATATGCTTCTAAAGATTTTTCAAAGGTCTTGAGTTCTTTTTCGCCTTTTGCTACTTGCTTTTCAAGGGCTTCCCTATTTCTGACCGCTGTTTGCAATGCAGCCTGGTATTCGGCATTCGTGTAAACCGTTCCGTCTTTGCCAATGTAACGACCAGTTGTTGTTTGTGCTGCATCTCGGAGATTGTTCTCAACTGTTTTTGCGTCATCCAGTTCGGTGCGTAGCGCATTGACTTTGTTTTCGGATTCTTTGTAGGCGTTATTCCACCTGTCAATGGCTTCTTGTGGTGGACCGGACAGTTTGTAAGCTGGTTCGTACGCCATTACATCGCTCCGATCATCTGTGCGAGCTGGTCAGCAAAACTGAGATACTGCATAGCGTCAGCTTCACCCGCATACTGTTGCTGGATTTCACCCTCAGTGAACACATCTGCGCCAGGGGCCTGGGTCACGATAGATCCCATAGCCCGCTGTCCAGCAATCTGCTGCTGCTGATATGCGGCAACCAATTCATCTGCTTCGGTGTCCATAAGTTTGCGCCCAAGGATCTGCTGGCTGGTTTGTTGAACCACAGCCTTGATGTCAGATGGGTTAGATACCGTGTACTGCCGGCGACTGTAACCTGACTGTTGAACCACGTCAGGAAGTTTCGTGCCAAGTTGGGTGAACGCTTCAAACCATTCAACGCCCTGTGTGTTGGCGTACCACAGTAGGTCTGCAAATACGGAACGGTCTTTGTCTGAAAGCCCGTTGCCTGGGGTTGAGGATCCGTAGAAACCTTTTTGGTACAGGACATTCAGGACTGTGGTGCGGTTGGTGTCCGACAGGTTCGCAAGGAAAACTCCAGCATCTTTGGTGATGTCATAGAACGGTAACTGTTCCCCTGCTGCGGTGGTGATACCCGAATATGAAGGCGCGTAGGTTCCGCTAACCATCCGTGAAGGTGGGGTGTAGCCCGATGGGACACCCGTGTACGGTGTTGAACCGTAGTCGGTTGCCATTGGGATCGGGTTTGCAGAGGTGTAATCCCCAGGCTGATAATCCTCACCGGTATTAACATTAGACATCGGTTTCTACCTCTTGTGCGAACAGGCCGTCATAGATACGACTAAAGTTTGGCACTATTTTACTCAGTTGCGTGGCATACGAAACGAGATAGTCGCGTAGATCTGCGGTTGATTTTGATGTGATGCCAACCAAGCCTCGGCGTTGTGCTTCTCCGATTACTTGGTCACGGACATCAAGGTAGTTGCGGATTGCTCCAGCGATGTCGGTGTCGGCTACGGCAGAGTCATCTACAGCGGTGCGGAGTTCTGCGATGGTGTTAGCAAACTTGCCGGTATCAAAGCTTGCTGCGGCACCGAAACCTGGGAAGCGTTCTGCTAGAACGGCACGATATTCACGCAGGTATTGACGCTGGGCTTCGTTGGGGTAGGAACCAACTTGGCGTTGTACTGAACGGTAATAGGATGTGGCAACAATCTTTTCAGCTAGGGCTTTTGATTCTTCGGCTGTGATGCGTTCAATTCGACCAGTTATCAGGTTGCGTTGGTACACCTGGAAGTCAAAGTCGCTTCCGGTGTCAGCAAAGTAGCCACCAACATTCTTGAATCGTTCAAGGAAACGGGAGTTGTCGCCTTGGCGCTCCCATTCACCGAAGGCTGCCGATGATTGGATGCCACCGTAAACGGATCGGGATTTGCCAGCCATGTAGATGAAAGCGTCTTCCCCGAAAGCGTCTAGGAACCTTGGTACAGCGGTGTCGTAGTCTTCTTGGCGGAAGTCATAGAAGGCTTTGGATAGCTCTTTGACATAGACATCGCCTTCTTCAGTGGGGATAGTGAACTGTGGCACGGGTCGTGATGGACCAGTGAACTGTCCCAAGCCTCGAAGAATGGTGAGAGTTTTGGCTTTACCTATTGAATCTTGGTATAGCTGTTCCATTTCGTCAGGGTTTGTTGTGTCGTATTCCCCTGTTGCAATCAACGCTTGGTAGGTTTCCATGAACGTGTTGCCAAAAACGGTGTTTGAATCGGGATCATCTGTTAGTGCAGAGCGCAGTTTCTTAAACCATGCTGGTTCAAACGAACTACCTTTGAAATCTGTTTCGCCGTAGGGCAACAGGAATGACCTGATTTCGTCATATTTGGGGGAGTCGGGCAGGATTTTGGATGCCGCTACCTGAGCAAACGGTCCTAAACCTGGGCGGTAATCAAGGCCGATTGCGAAGCCTTTAACTGGTGCTGATAGGCCGACATCCAAACCTGCTCCACCACCGATAGAGGTGAGCGCACGGGTAAGGTAGTGGGACATTGGGTAACTGAACATCCATTCGCCTGTTACGGGATCGGTGTAGAAGAAACCTCGACCATCACCATCGGGGTCGGCTTCTCGCCCACCTTCAACAACAAGCTGGGTTTTGCGAATGTTTTTAAGGTTAGGCAACGGTCCAAAACCGGTGTTTGTTACATAGTGTCCTGCGAAACGCCTGAAGAACTCAACCTGTGCCTGGGCAAATGGCATGACAACTCGAGCAATGTCGGTGATGTTGTTACGTTCTGATGCGTCATAAAGCATGGATTTAAGGTCGTCTAGCGCGTTACCTTTGGCATAGAAGTCTGCATCTTTCAGGTTGAGCGACCCTGATAGTTTTTGTGGGTTTGCTTGTAGGTCAACGATCTTGTCCCACGTTTCTTTTGAACCTACCCAACGCCATTCATCGGTGCCTGTGCGTTGCGCTGCGGCACGAACATTCTGTATAAGCAGGTTCACGGAGCTTTCATCCAAAGATGGGGCTAGGTCACCAATCCATGAGTAGTAACGCTGACGGAAAGCCGGTGACCGTTCAAGCCATTTGGCTGGTTTGGTGTGCAAGAAACCAAAGATTGTGTCAGTTGTTTGATCCCAGCGTTGCAGAATTGTTGGGTCGGTGGCTGTTTCTTTGGCTCGCACTTCCCATGTGAGTTCTTGTGGGGATTTTGGGTCAAGACGAATAGCGTCATCTTGCAGGAAGTTGTCAAGCGTGTTGGATGCTTCACGGTTTTGGAAAGCAAACGGTGAAACAACGGCTTCGTTAGTTGCTGGATCTATTGAGACAACTCGAGCTTGACGTGTGCCACGACCTGATGCGGTTGGGATTTCTACAACATCGCCAGCCCGTGCGCCACGACCCAGCACCTTTGCGTCAATGATTTCATCAGGCATACGCCCACCAGCAACAATGTCTAAAAGTTGACGTGACCTTTGGTTTGTTGCCCTGACAAGTCGGGCTTCCACTGAGTCCAACAGAAGTGCCAGGTTGTTTTGATCTCTCAGATCTATCGCTTGACTGTGATATGAGCCTGTGGCTGGGTCAAAGATTGGGCGGCCATTATCGTGGTAGTCCACCTGATTGCGAAGCCATGTGCGACCTTCTTCAATGTTTTCAGCAATCTCGTTGTCAATCTGTGCTTGTGTTTTGCCATCTGCTAGTTGGCGTTGAACATAACCCTGATTTACGACACCGTTGAGTTCGTCAATGATTTCTTCACGTGTTGCGCCTTGGGCGTATCTACGGGCAACAAAGTCTGCGTTCAACAAACCAAGTTCGTCACCGTGCGCCTGTGCCATGACTGGCATACCATCAGAGTTTTTAACTGTTCTCCATTGCCCAATACGCTTTCCTCTACGGAACATATCAGAAGGGTCAGAATAGTGGGATCGCAAAGCGTTGCCGGTTGCTGTTTGGAACTCTCGCATCGTGGCAAGACCCGATTCTTCATCAAAGGTTTCACCAAATACGTCACCAACTCCGCGCCTTCTTTTGGTTTTGGTTGACCACATCAGATGTTGCAGTGGGTGACGGAAAACGCTCGTTGCATCTTTGCCTGATAATGCCAACGACACTTGACCTTCAAGCAGATTTCTCAACCCGTAGCCACCAGTCATTAGAATCAAACTGCGCCAAACCTTGTCTTGAATAAACTGCAAAGTTGCAAACGGCATCCTAAGTTGACCAGCTTGTGCCAAATTATCTAGGTTACTGTCTGAAACGGTAAAGATTTTGTTCAATGTTTTAAGACCGCTAAGGCGGCGCACCTGATCTGCGTTGGGCAACAGGAGCATATTTTGTGCCATTTCGCTAGCAAGTTGAGGGCCAGCGGCAATTCCGTTTTGGATCTGATCGTCTAGACCAGCCAAACCCATGTACATCCCGTTGTCAGTTACATTGCCAGCATCGTCAACATTAAAACTGGTGGTTTTGCGAATGAAGTCATCGTGAGCGTCAAATACTGCATCCACAACTTCTTGTTTGTATCCACGATCCACTAATGATTGTTTCATGGTGTCAACAAGTTTTTCTCGTAATGCCTTTTGTGCCGTTGGTGTTGCTGCATCGCCCACCAATGCGTCAGTTGCCTCATCAAGAATTGACCTGCGCGTGTCATCGTCAACAAGGGTTTGTTTCATCCAGCGGTCAATTTCGTTTAGGGTTTTGCGTGTGCCAACCGGATCGGTGGGAGAAAGGTCGACATATTGACCTGGGCGCACATTGAGTAGACGGGTGTAGCGTTCTCCAAACAGGTTGTTAAGGGTGTCCACTACTCGAATACGGGTTTGGAAACGGGTTGCTCCACGCATCTTTGTAGAGGACAAAGCTGTTTCTTTACCCAAAGTGTTGATGAGAACATCTTGTACTTCGTCTGCTGTTTTAGCGTTGCGTAACTGTTGAGCAGTTTCAACATAAAGGTTGTCGCCGTAAAGCGCACGAACATCATCCATCGTGTTTGCTTCAACGGTGCGGTCAATTAACCGTCTTGCTTCTGCCGTTCCAAGCCAACGGTTTGCATCTTCAACATTTACCTGTGATCCACTGATGCCGTGGTTAAGTTGTTGGAGCCGAAAATCCTCAGCAGACATATTGGATGGCAGGATTCGTGCGCCTTCACGACCCCAAAAACGGATAATGTCATCTGCTTTTGTAACAGCCGCGCCAGCTGTGCCAGCTTCCACTGCGCCACGAACCTGACCTTTGACAAGCTTTGAACCTGGAATGGTGGGTACTGCAATAGCAACACCAGCATCAACAATGCCTGACATCAGGTTGAAGGCTTTAGAGTCAGGTGTTGCTACAAGGCTTGCTAGTCCACGGCCAAATGTCCAAGCGTGACCACCGATTTCGCCACGGTATTCACGGGCGCGTTTCCCTTGATTCTGTAAAGCTTCGCCACCAAGGAAGAAACCGTTGCCTGACTTCTCATCTTCCATAATCATCGTTCCTAACGATGTGGAAGCAAACCATCCTTTAACACCTTCACGGTTATCAAAAAATTGTGAACCTGCACCTTGCACCATTTCCAAAGGAAAGTTAAGTGCGCTCATAGTCCAACGGGATGCTGTTTTAACTTTGTCTTTAACCCAACCGAAAATGCCTTTGCTTTTCTTTTCTTCCTTCTCAGGATCGGCTGTGTTGTTATACAGGTCAGGGTTTTTCTCAACCTCTAAAGCAATCTGTTTAATGGCTTGTTCAAGTTGTTGGTCGTTGTAGTTGGCTTTCGCCATTGACAAAGCAACACCAGCTGGAAGCCAAGGTGCTTGTGAATAGATCTGTCCAACACGGGTAGCCAAGTCGGGGGTTGCCGTTTGCCGATACTGGTTAATGCGATCAGTTTCGGCTTGTAAACCTTTAAGGAATGTGTCTTCTTCTTCAATTGACAGGCGATAGCCGAACATTAAAACCCGCCGAATTGCATCGAGGAGATTAGGGCATCAAGATCCGGATTCGGATACATCTTGGAAAGTGTCAAAAGTTCTTCCAAAACAGGATCAAAGCGTGGTATTTGTTGCGCTGACTGTGGCCCCATGGATGCCAAACCCATTGTGATTGGTTCATTTGGTCGTTCCGTTGGGCGGTCAAACGCCATTGGCTGTTCAGGTGCCGATGCGGGTCGTGCCATGCCAACCTGTTCAGTTGGTGGCGTACCCATTGGTACTGCCCGCTGTGCTGCTATTTGTTTTCCTGCTTCGCCGTAGGTTTGGCCTGTGGCGGCTTTGGCGGCAAGCTTCGCAGGGTTGCGTAAATCTGTACGGTTCGGGTACTCAGCCATATCATCCCAACCTTCCTGCTAGTGAAAGAACGGAACCTGGTGTCCCTGGCGGTGCGGCAGCACCGGCTTGTGGACCACCACGAAGTCGAGCAACAAGATCACCTAACGATGGTGCGCCAGCCGGCGGTCCTGCCGGTTGTTCAGCTCCCATGCCTGGCATTGCTAGCCCTGGCATCGTTTCAGGTGATCCTGCTGGAGCTTGTGCCGCTTGGCGTTCTTGTGCGCGTTGCTGTGCGGCTTCGATTGCTTCGGCAAGATTCATCTTGTCGGTTGCAACCATGCGAGCAATGTAGGCAAGGTCGGCTGGCTGGTATGGCCCGTTGGGGTCAGCTGCTTGTGACTGAAGGCTTGACAGGAGTGCTGCTTCTACGCCTTCTGCGATGATGCGGTCATGCTCCAACTCAGGGTCGGTGATTAGTGGATCGGCTTCACGGGCTGATTCTTTAGACATCAAACCTGTGCCTAGACGCTGACCCAAGCCAACAATGAGAGCGTTCACATCTGAACCCGATGACGGGTAGGTGACATAGTGGAAGTCGGTTTCCCAAATCTTGTTCGGGGTGTAATCCACTTTGGCGTTTTGCTGTTTGCCGGCAATAAAGAACGATTTTGGTTTGTCTCCCCAGTACGCCTTTTCAATGGCAATAGCAATACGGTCTTCTTCAAAGATGGATGCTTCAAAAATCTTTTGTGCTTCCTGCACTTTGAAGTCAACGGTGGCTGCAAGTACGGTTTCGCCACGGCGACCAGTACGAATGTTGGATGCGGATTCTCCACCGAACTCGGCTGGGATGCCACCCTCTAAGCGTTCTTGTCGTTCAATGCGATCCATTGCTACATCGGTTTTGTAACCAGGGTTGGTTTGTAGCTGTTGGATGTCGCCACCTTTAACAACACCAAGCTGACCGGTTTTACCGTCTGCGGTTTGGATGATCTCAGGGTTTTCACCTGGGCGAGCAATCAGATATTCGTCAGGGAAAATGCCACGCTCAATAGCGATTTCGGTCAATGCTTGTAACCGTGCGCGGGTGTAAAACATTCCCACCATGTTGTCAAACTGGCCTCGAATCTCGTCAAGGGTGATGCGCTTAGGTACAACAGCTAGTGGCATCCCTGTGCGGTTCGGGATTCTTTCTAGTTCTACAGCTTCCATCCAACCGTTGTCGGACATGGTTCCGTCTTCTGCACCCATAGCAACCAAAACAAGTTCGTTTCCGCAAACATATTCAAGGATACGGAAGCGGGAATCGTGGGTGATTTTGCCCATGTTCAGGTTTTGTACCTGACCGCCATAGTTTTTGAGAAGCCATTGAGCATTTTTCACATAGGTGAAGATGACGTTTTCGGGAATGATGTCGTCAGGGTCTTCTGTTACGGCAGGGTAGGTATCTAGCGGGTTGCGTACTTGCCATGTTGGTACAAGTTTGCCAAAGTCAGGTTTGAGAACTACAGGACTTGTGCCGTAAGCCAACAGAAGGCGGGAACGGCGGCGCATTTTGAGGTCAAAACGGTTGTGATCCCACATGGATTCCATAGCGCGTTTGCGAAGGCGAGCTGTTTTGGCTGACTGTTCCACCCCATCTTTTAACGGTGGGAAGTATGGTGCCGGCAAAGTTGATGCGACACGCATAGCCATCTGATCTATGCCTTGGGTGGCAAGGTTGGCGACTGATGCTCGAGCATTGCGGTCAAGTTCGTTCAGCGGAACGATAAGTTCCCCACGGGTCATTTCACGTACTTCACGCATCCGTTTCAACACGGGACCCATTGCCTCGCGGCGGGCTGTGAACATTGAAACTATTTCTTCTACAGACCTCATCCAGTTCTCCAACGACAGTTAGGCAAAGTATAGGTCATTTGCGGTTGTGGAAAACGGTTATATCCAAGATGGCCGCCACATTCGTGGTGGTGTCTTCGCAGCAGTGAGTTGTGGTGCGTGTAATTCTGCAAACCAATGTGCCATCACAAGGTCAGTTCCACGTTTCTTATCTCGAGTCCATGTAGCCATCTCATCTATCAACGCAAGTGTTTTCCAGTTCTCCACCATTGTCGGTAAACGAATCGCACCGGTACGCCACAGTGGGGGAAGTAAAGCTTCTACACCTAAAGTTTCGTCAAGTTTGTTTCGGCTGGTGGTGTGAGCAATCACGTTGACACGGTTGATGGCTTGCCATCGGCGCACAAACTCATGTGCCAAAAGGAATCTTTGTGCGGCGTTCACTTCCACAATCCAATGGGTTATCGGATGCCCCATCTGTACTGATCTGTGTTGCCAATCATCCATGATTCCTGAATACTCACCGGTTCCGACAGAGAAACCTAAAAGTTCTTCAGCTGTGAGACGGGTTCGTTCTAGATCTATCAGGTAACGAAGGTTGGTGTCAGGCTGATACAGCCACCATTGGACTGCCCAAAACTCAGATGGAGAAGGATCTACAGAGGCAATCGAAATAATTGGTTGACGTAACCCTGGTGGTATGTATCCTGGGCGGCGATCCCTGTCTATGCACCCTGGGTACATGATGCCATCGGGTCCGACCCCGCCGGTTGCCCATACCCGTTCAATTAGATACATCCCAGCTTCTATGTCTTCTTGTTGATAGACGATTTTGAACTTGGTTGGGTTGGAATGTTTGATGAAAGATAGGTCTTTCCACGACAGTCGGTGTGGATCTAGTAGCGGTCCTTCGGGCCAGGCGGGTGCATCCTTTCGGCGGGACTGTGGGCCTGTATCCAAATCTTCGTACCAAGCTTTATAAACCAGGTGATGATACTTTTTCTTTTTAACCGGTTCTTTTGCTTCCGTAAGTTTGTCCAAAAGGGTGACATCTTGCCCATCGTAGTCGTCATCAAAGTCATCGTAGGTTTCTTTGGACAGACAGTGGGCGTACAGGTCGGTTGGTCCTAGCCGTTGACCGACCACAGCTAGTAGTCCACCTGGGTCTACACGGGCTTCCGCTACAGAATCCCAGCGTTCTATCAGTTTGTCTCGAGCAGCAGATTCTTTAGCGTTCTCGGGTCCGGCAACGTCATCAAAAAGACATAGATCGGCACGGTGACCGATGAACTCGGACTCTATACCGTAAGCAGAAACGGTTGGTTCTTTGTTGTCTAGACCGCCGACACCTAACTGTTCAACCACAAACTCTTCTGCTCGCCACAATCCACCTGATGCTGACGGTTTGAACCTGCCATAGTCATGTGCGAGACACGCTTCAGCGTTCAAAGCTAACCCTTTGCGTACCAGTTCAGGGTCAGGTTCCAACGGAAATGGCCGTTCAAGGGTTTCACGGATACGGCGACTGTACTGTTTTGCCATAGATTGAGAAATTGACCCAATCATCACACGGATCGCCCTGTTTCGGACTATCACCCACACGGCAACATCATGCCAAAGGGTTGATTTGCCGGCACCTGGAGCAACATTGACGACACAAAACTCTTTCTCAGGGGATTCAAGCCATTTGACGATCTGTAACGCAGCATCAACTTGCCACGGTGACGGGACACGACCCAAATATCTGCGCCGAAAGTAGTCAAAGTCTTCCATTCCACGTTTCGCTTCATCAGAAAGGTCACCGTATTGACGTACCGATGGCAGATCTATTGCTTCGGTGATGGCCTGTTTGTAGGCATCAGCGTCTCGACCACCAGTAACCTTAGATTTACGGATGCCAAGATCAGCGGCTTGGATCTCAGCCCCAACCTTTTTGGCTTTCGCATCCCACTTCTGTCCAGTGTTCACATGGATGCCAACCATCGCAGAAGCTTCTTTGATGGTTAACCCGCTGGAGCGTAACGCAAAAAACTTGGCACGGATTTCTGCTGGCAGTTTGCGTCTGCCCGAAAACTCATTGCCCATAGTTTGCTAGTTTCTCCAACCGTTGAACCTCTGATTCTAGTTCACGAACCTCCAACCGAAGAGACTCAATCTCATCCGCAGCTTGACGACAAGCTTTAAAAATAGAGTTGGCACCAAAGTTCTGTCGAACATCAGCAATATCCCGCAACGTCAAGACAACATCCTGCGAACTCGCACGAAGGTACGCTGCTTTCATCTCATCCCAATCCACTTGATCCTCTTTCAAATCCCAAAAATTAGCACCCGAATACTTCAACACCCTAGGCAACATAAAAAACTCCCTTCAGTACCGTTGAACAATACATCCGATAGTGTACGATGTCAATGAGGTTGAGCCACAGAGTCAACCCTTCCTCTGTTGGCTCCCTCACCTTTCTAACAACCGAACGATCCGTACAAACGGTGGAGCAAGCCCTAGACCCTGGACACAACGATGAGTCAGCCAGGAACGGGAAGATGGCCGGAAACGGGGACCGACCCCAACATCATCAACAACGCCACGCAGCTTAGCCACAGCTATTAAAAATGTGACACGTACAGGGGTAACAAAGAGTTAAAGAAACTTGGGTGTCGGCTAAAAACATTTGGTCACGGCCACCCTCGAACAACAAGTTCGTAAAGCGTGGGGGGGAACCAAACACCGCACCATCACCCAGTTACTACCGCGCCCCTACACGGGGCTTGGTGCCGGCAAGAACCCTGCAACCCAGCGACATACTCAACACCCAAACAGACACAAATGAATAAACATACAAAACAACGCATAACCACACAACCACCCAACGAGACCAACCAACCACAAAACCACAGAGAGTGACCAACCCGACACCAACATCAACACCCAGCTTCAAGGCAGCAAGGTGCGACAGCACCGCGCTAGCAACAAAACCATCTACAGAGAAAAAGGGTAATACGTATATACTGGGGGGGGTGGCTCGGCACATGGGCGGGTTGCGTACAGGTGTTCGGTCGGCCAGGCGTACAGGTGTTCGGTTACCGGCAGGTAGGTTACTTGACGGTAACTAGCTCACGGGGGAGAGGGCAGGGGGGTCACCTCAATTCTTCCGAAGGGTACCCGCCCCGCATTGGTGGATATCTTCGGATCACGCC